GCGGTGGCGCGTCCGGAGGGGACGTCTTCAACATTTCGGTCAGCGTCTCCGATGCTGGCGCGTCTAGCCGTGGGGATGACCCGGGCGGACGTGATCTTGGCCGGGCGATAGCCAGTGCAGTACGCCAGGAGTTGCTTGCCCAAAAGCGCGCCGGTGGCCTGCTCGATGGCCGAAGGGCGGTGTAAGTGGCAACCTTTACCTGGACCCCTTCGGTCGGTGCCAACCTGTCGATGCGGCCGACCGTGCGCCGAGTGGCCTTTGGCGATGGCTATGAGCAACGATTGGCCTTTGGCATCAACACCCAGCCCCAGGTCTGGTCGCTTGAGTTTCGGGGGCGCACCAGCAACGAGGCTGCCGCAATCGATGCGTTCTTGCGCGCACGGGGTGCCGTGCAGGCCTTTGACTGGACTCCTCCTGGTGGCACTGCTGCCAAGTTCGTGTGCGAGGAGTGGAGCCGATCAGTGGATGAGCCCAATGTCGAATCGGTGCGGGCCACCTTCAAACAGGTATTCGATCTTTCATGACGGTAGCCGCGATTACCTCCGAAATCCAGAAGCTCGCGCCCAGCAGCGTGATCGAACTCTTTGTGCTGGATCTGGCACTGTTTGGCCAAGGGCCGGTTCGCTTTCATGCCGGAACCAATGCCTTGCAGCAGCGGGTTGTCTGGCAGGGCAACGCCTATGAGGCATTCCCCATCGAGGTCGAAGGCTTCGAATTCAATGGCAACGGCCAGGTACCTCGACCGCGCCTGCGGGTAGCCAATGTCACGGGCGCCATCACGGCGCTGGTGCTCACCTACCAGGACCTGGTGGGCGCCAAGATCACGCGCAAGAGGACGCTTGCGAAATACCTCGATGCGGTGAACTTTGAGGGCGGTGTCAATCCGACAGCCGACCCCTCGGCCGAATTCGCTGATGACGTGTACTACGTCGACCGCAAGTCCAGAGAAACGCGGGATGTGGTCGAGTTTGAGTTGGCCGCATCGTTTGATCTGGAGGGGGTCACACTCCCTCGTCGGCAGATCGTTCAAAACGTGTGCCCCTGGCGCTACCGGGGGTCAGAGTGCGGTTACACCGGGACGGTCTACCTGGATGCCAATGACCAGGCGGTTGGCTCCAGCAGCCTGGATGTCTGCGGCAAGCGCCTGTCATCGTGCAAGGCCCGGTTTGGGCAGAACGCTGAGTTGCCCTTTGGTGGCTTTCCGGCCGCGGGGCTGATTCGTTGATGCTGCCTGAGAACCAAGCCCTGGCGCTCGATCACGCCCGGCAGGCCTACCCGCGCGAGTCGTGCGGGCTGCTTGTGATCCGAAAAGGTCGGGAGGTTTACTGGCCGTGCCGAAACCTGGGTGTGGGAACCGATCAGTTCGTGATTCACCCCGAGGACTACGCCAAAGCCGATGAGCAGGGCCAGATCGTTGCCGTGGTGCACAGCCACCCCGGTCTGCCGCCCGAGCCGAGTCAGGCTGACCGGGTGGCGTGTGAGGCCAGTGGCTTGCCTTGGCACATCGTGAGTGTTCCGTGCAATGCCTGGGCAAGTATCGAGCCGTCGGGCTACGTCGCCCCCTTGGTAGGCCGGGAATGGTCGCACGGCGTGCTCGACTGCTACGCCCTGGTGCGCGACTGGTTCCGAGCAGAGCGCGGGGTGGAGTTGCCCAACTTCGTGCGCTTTGACGACTGGTGGAAGCGCGGGGAGAACCTCTACCTGGAGAACTTTGCCTTGGCTGGCTTCTTCTCGGTGGATGCAGACGAACTAAAGGTTGGGGATTGCTTCCTGATGCAGGTGGCATCCCCTGTACCGAATCACGCAGCGGTCTATCTCGGAGACGGGCTGATCCTTCATCACTTGCAGGGGCGTCTCTCCAGCCGAGATGTCTACGGCGGCTATTGGCAAAAAGTCACAACACACATCCTCAGGCATGGTCACGATCATTCTTCTCGGTGAACTTGGGCGCCGCTTCGGCCGCAGACATAGCCTGGCCATTTCATCGGCTGCCGAAGCCATTCGGGCGCTGGCGGCCAATTTCCCCGCCTTCGAGCAGGAATTGGTGGCCTCAGGCGAGCGCGGCGTGGGGTACCGCGTACTGGCCGACCGTGAGGCATTGTCGCTGGACCGCCTGCATGAGCCGACTGGACAGAGCCGCATCACGATTGCACCGGTGGTCTCTGGTGCGGGTGGCAATGGCCTCGGTCAGATCTTGCTGGGTGCAGCCCTGTTGGCCGTTGCCTGGTGGAACCCGCTGGGCTGGGCGGCTTCGGGTGCGTTTTTGTCTCAGGCCACGCTCTATTCGGTGGGCACCGCCATGATTCTGGGTGGCGTGGCGCAGATGATTGCCCCTACGCCGAAGGCCATGGAGCCCTCTGAGCGCCCAGAAAATAAGCCCAGCTACAGTTTCAATGGCGCGGTCAACACCACCGCCCAGGGGCATCCCGTGCCGGTGGGTTACGGCCGATTGATAGTGGGCTCGGCGGTGATCAGCGCCGGCATTGACGTGGATGAGATCGCCGCATGAGCCAACTCATCATTGGGGCGGGCGGTGGCGGCAAAGGCGGTGGAGGAAGCGCCCGTGTGGCGCAAGAGGCCCCCGACAGCCTTCGTTCCAAAGCCTATGCGCGAGTGGTTGACCTCATTTCCGAGGGTGAGATCGAGGGGCTGGTCGACGGCCTGCAATCGGTTTACCTGGACGGCACGCCGATTCAGAACCCTGATGGCTCGACCAATTTCTCAGGCGTCACCTTGGAGACCCGTAACGGCAGCCAGCAGCAAAGCTATGTGCCGGGGTTCTCGTCCGTTGAGAACGAGGTGGTCGTCGGTGTAGAGGTCAAGGCGAGCCAGCCGGTGGTGCGCTCCATCACCGACCCGGATGTGGATGCCGTTCGGGTCAAGGTGAGCGTGCCGCAGTTGACCAACCAGGACACGACCAATGGCGATCTCAATGGCAGCACGGTGAACTTTGCGATCGATCGCCAAGTGAACGGCGGTGGGTTCGTGGAGATGATCAACGACACGATCTCCGGCAAGACCACGACCAAGTACCAGCGCAGCTACTACGTGCCTCTCGCGGGCAGTGGCCCCTGGGATATCCGTGTGCGCCGGCTTACGGCAGACTCCACATCGAGTGCGGTCCAGAACAAGACCTTTGTGGAGTCCTACACCGAGGTCATTGAGAGCAAACTGCGCTATCCCAACAGCGCCCTGGTAGCGCTTCGGGTCGATGCGTCCCAGTTCTCGAGCATCCCGCGGCGCAGTTATGACATGAAGCTGCTGCGGGTTCGCGTTCCTGTGAACTACGACCCAGCCACGCGCGCTTACAGCGGTGTGTGGAATGGCACCTTCAAGATTGCCTGGACCGATAACCCTGCCTGGTGCTTTTACGACCTGGTGAGCAGCACCCGCTACGGCTTGGGTGGCTACATCCCTGAGGCCCAGGTCGACAAGTGGGCGCTCTACCGGGTAGCCCAATACTGCGACCAGTTGGTTCCAAATGGGCTGGGCGGTTTTGAACCGCGCTTTACCTGCAACCTGTACCTCCAGACGCGGGAGCAGGCCTACAAGGTCGTGCAGGACATGGCCTCGATCTTTCGGGGCATGGTGTACTGGTCCGGTGGCGCGATCACGGTCACGCAGGATGCACCCGCTGATCCGGTCTACCAGTTCACCCCCAGCAATGTCGTGGATGGCGAATTTGCCTACCAGGGGTCTTCGGCGAAGGCGCGGCACACGGTGGCCTTGGTCACATGGAACGACCCCGAAGACTTTTACCGCCAGAAGGTGGAGTACGTCGAGGACGCCGCCGGCATCGCCCGCTACGGCATCGTGCAAAGCGAAGTCGTGGCGCTGGGATGCACCTCAAGGGGCCAGGCTCACCGCGTGGGTAAGTGGCTCTTGTATTCCGAGCAGTCGGAATCCGAGATCGTCACCTTCCGCACGGGCCTGGAGGGTGCCGTGGTGCGTCCGGGTGACGTCATCAAGGTCGCTGATCCAGTTCGAGGCGGCATGCGCCTTGGGGGCCGAATCGCTGCGGCAACTGCCAGCACGGTCACTTTGGATCAGGACCTGCCAGCGGATCTCCCATGGCGGCTATCGGTCATTCTGCCCACTGGGGTGGTTGAGGAGCGGCTGGTAGGTCCGATTTCGGGTCGAGCCCTGACGGTGACGATCCCATTCAGTGCGGTGCCGCAGGCTGGCGCCATTTGGGTGCTTTCCTCGTCCATCATCGAACCGCAACTCTTTCGGGTAGTTGCGGTCGCCGAGCGGGACCCGGGGGTTCACGAAGTCACTGCACTCGCTCACAACCCAAGCAAGTTCGATGCGATTGAAAAAGGGCTGGCATTGCAGCCCCGCTCGATCACCGTCCTGTCGGATATGCCACCAGCACCGACTGGGCTCTCCATGCAGGAGAGCTTGTACCGGGTCAAAGACCAGGCCCAGGTGCTGGTTCAGGTGTCCTGGAACGAGGTGCAGACCGCTGTTGCGTACCGGCTCTCCTACCGGGTGGCAGGCGGCAACTTCGTGAGCCTTCCGCTCACCAGCGCCAACTACGTCGAAATCCGGGATGCACAAGAAGGCGCGTATGAATTCAGCCTGCGTGCGATCGGGATCACGCGCAAGGAGAGTGTTCCTGCGACCCTGAGCGCAACGGTTCTGGGTAAGACCTTGCCGCCGTCGGATGTTACGGGCTTCTTGGTCCAGCGCCGTGTTTCCGATCTGCTGATTTCTTGGGATGAACTCCAAGATGCAGACCTTGCTGGCTACGAGGTACGCGTGGGTGCTGGCTGGGATAACGGCCAGTTGGTCGCCAAAACCGCGGGCACCCAGATGGTCCACGACCAAAGCGCGGCTGGCCTTTACCCGTATCACATCCGGGCCTACGACACTTCGGGCAATTACAGCGCCCACGTCACAACCTTTGTGCTGAGCCTGCAAGCGCCTAGGGCCGTGCGTCAGTTCGATGTGGTGCAGTCGGCCAACCGGCTGGAAT